GGGGTACATTGAAAAGTGTTTTGGTACAAGTACCTTTATATGAGAAAGCATTAATTGGTGGTGCTGACCATATTATTGCTCATGCTGCCTTAGGTCAAATACCATGCAGTTGTATTGCAAACACATTTACAGATAACATCGATGAAGTAAATGCTTGGTCAGCAAAATTCTATCAAGCAACCCAAGGACATTTAGGAGTAGTTGAAGGAGACCTTTACCATTTATGGCATGGTGATTTGGAAAAAAGAGATTATTACAAACGTATTAAAGATTTTACCGGTCCGAGTAAAGTGATTACTCAAAAAGACAAGAACGGTCTTTATACCACAACTGATACTGGAATTGTAAACTATATGAATAACTATATGTTTGCACGCGAAGTAACAAATAGTATGAATGGTTTATTTGTAGATGATTTCTCCCAACAACAACCAGAACCGCAATTCCAAGGTTTCGGTGGCGGTGATGCGGGCGGTTCTGGCGCAGGTGGTTCATGGGGTGATGATAATATTACACAGGGACAAACACAACAACAAAATGATACTACACCAGACCAATCGGGTATGGATTATGTTGAGCCAATCGCTGCTGGTACCGTTGTTGATAACCCGTCATACTTTGACCCAAGTATTGGTTCAGGTAATGACACAAATTTTTCTTAATATGAAGAATAAAAAAGTATATGTCATGGGAGGCGGAACAGTCTCCCATGTACGTAACCATTTAGCATTATGTGCGCCTGCTTATGGTACAACAGCAATTAAACTTGCAGAGTATTGTGAAATCAAATTTGACAAAATGGATGTTGAATTGATTTTAACAAAAATGGCCGACCCTCAAAATCATTGTGGAAACACAGTATTGGAAACGAATGTTGATGTACAAATGTTTATTAACAGATTAAAAGAAGATTATGATACAAAAGTAATCTTCTTAAATATTGCCTTATGTGACTATGATGGTTCGATTGCAGATGTTGGATATAACCATACGGTAAGTGGAAAATATGCCTCCCGTTTAAAAACATCTGATGGTCCACAAACAATGTTTTTAACACCTGCAGATAAAGTTGTAAAATCAATTCGAGAAGGCAGAAAAGATATTACAGTTGTTGCATTTAAAACAACCTGTGGTGCAACAGAACAGGAACAATATCTGGCCGGTTTGAATTTGCTAAAAAAGAATTCAGTGAATTTGGTATTGGCAAATGATACTCTTACTCATTTGAATATGATTATCACACCTGAGGAAGCAAGATATTGTGTAACCACAGACAGGGATAAAGCATTAATTGAGTTGGTTAAAATGGCTTATAGTCGTTCCCATTTAACTTTTACCAGGTCAACTGTAGTTGATGGGCATCCAGTAGCATGGGATGATAATCTCGTATATCCCTGCCTTAGGACCGTCGTTGACTATTGTATAACCAATGCCGCGTATAAGCCATTTAACGGCGCTACAGTCGGGCATTTCGCTTGCAAACTTGATGATAACACATTCCTCACTTCAATAAGGAAAAGTAACTTCAATGATTTACATAAAAACGGTTTGGTACTGGTAAAGACCGATGGTCCAGATTCAGTAATTGCTTATGGTGCAAAACCATCGGTTGGTGGGCAATCTCAAAGGATTGTATTTACTGAGCATCCTGAATATGATTGCATTGTTCACTTTCATTGCCCATTAAAACATATCCGTCCAAATAACATTCCAGTAGTTTCTCAAAAAGAATATGAGTGTGGTTCACATGAGTGCGGGCAGAATACAAGCAATGGTTTAAAACAGTTTGGTAATTTATCTTGCGTGATGCTTGACAACCATGGTCCTAATATTGTGTTTAACCATTCAATTGACCCTAACGAAGTAATTCAATTTATTTCAGATAATTTTGATTTGTCAGACAAAACAGGAGGATTAGTATCTTAAACTAGATAAAAAATAATTAACAACATCTAATGATTATTTAACTAAACTATCAATAGATTTAATTATTAAATAACCCACTAAAGACGCTCTATGAACAATCAAAACTTACACGCCCACAATTTGAATTTCACGGAAGAGCAAATTACGAATTTCGTAAAGATTATGAAAATTCAAAATAATGAGTTTGAAGAAGCTCAACTGGCTCTTGAAATCAAAGAAGAAGATTTAAAAGCCCAATTGGTTCCTATCCAAAAGGAAATTGAGGAATTGAAAAGGAAAGTGAATGTAAACAAAGCCAGTATTTTAGGTTTTGAAAGGCATTCAACCTCAACTGCCAAAATCAAAACAATAAGTGTTCTTACTCCTAATCCAGTTACACCTGCAAGGGCTCAAAAATCAAGAGCTTTAAAATGGATGAAACCAGCAATAAAAATTCTTTTAAGGGAAAATAAATTTATGGACCCAGAAGTGGTGTATCATATGGTTTTGAAAGAGAACCCGGAGTATGTACAAACTCTAGCAAAAACAAATACTCCAATAAGTACTGCTGCCCATCATTTTATAAACAATATGAAAAGGGGTGCGGAGTTATTTGGTAAAAGGAAAAAGAATACCGGAATCAAATCAAACAATATCTGTATGTTTAAAGATAAGATTGGTTTGGAAAACTGGATGACTGATGATAAAGTTCCTGAACCTAAATACATAAAAGAGTTTATGTATCTTTTAGGTCAGGATTAATGCTATTTGAAAAATTTTTGATTGATTAATTAGTTTTTCAAGTTGGTTTATTATATTTTTATAGTAAATTATAATCAAATGACAGGAAAAACTAGTAAGTTACAATTAATCAAAGGACAAGATAATTTAGTACTTACTGATTTGCAGAGAGAAAGATTAATAAAAAGAGCAGCAAAACAGTTTGGCAAGTTCTTAACAGCAATGGGGTATGATTGGCAGAATGACCCACATATGAATGATACACCAACAAGGGTGACCAAAGCATATGTAAACGAATTGTTTTCAGGCAATTTCCATCCAGAACCTAAATCAACTTCCTTTGAAGACCCTGATAAGGTGTTGGCTTATGGTGGGATGGTTACTCAGACAAACATAACATTGAAGTCAACTTGCAGCCATCATTTTTTACCATTCACAGGGAAATGCCACGTAAGTTATATTCCAGGTGAAGACGGAAAAGTAATTGGTTTATCAAAATTAAATAGAATAGCTGATTTTTATGCTCGCAGACCACAAGTGCAAGAAAGGCTGACAAAACAAATTTTGCTTGGGTTGAAAAAGATTTTACCAGAAGCAAAAGGAATAGCAGTTACAATTGTTTCAAAACATTCTTGCTGCGAACTAAGAGGTATTCAACATAATTCTGAAATGGTAACCACCGAGTTAGATGGTGTATATCATAAACCAGATGTAAAAAGTGAATATTTCTTTGGGATACAGAATAAGATGAATTTATAAAGTATGGATAAAGGAAAGGTTTTATTAACAGTTGGTTTTATAAATTTTGTACATGGTTTAATTCACCTATTACAATTCGCTCAATCAATTTTCCTTGCAACATACGCAGTAAAGTCAGTAAAAGAAACTTCAATACACAAGGCTCTAGAAAGTCCCTACATGGGTATTTTCTGGGGCCTTATTGGTTTATTAACTATGTATATTGGGTATCGAGATTATAAACATCATAAACACCATAAAGATTAATTATTATGAACGAATCACTTACAGCACCTCTGTTAGATGAGGTGGTACAATTACCAAAAAGAAAAATCCATAAGACGCCAAGGCTGCTTATGATTGATGCCTATACCTTAGGTTCAAATGAATTTGAATCTGATAAGGCAAAAGAAAAATCAACCTATTATGTAACCTTCCGGAAAATATTAGAATCAATTTCAACCGGTCCTTTTAAAACAGGAGATAACAGAATTGTATTTACTGGGTTACAAAGGATTTTGGATTATTTATTCTATGAACCAGTTACCCATGAAGAAATTGATGCTACAAAAGCATTCGTTCAACATTTAAAAGTAACTTCAAATGGTTTGGAAGAATATACCTTCCCTGAAGAAATGTGGAGAAGAGTTGTTGATGAGTTTAATGGAAGACCTCCTATCCAAATCAGAGCAGTAAAAGAAGGTTCAGTAGTTTATCCAAACGAACCAGTAATTGAAATTACTTCTCAGGTCGATGGTATGGGTGTATTAGCCGCCTGGTTTGAATCAAAACTATTACAGGTATGGGCACCTACAGAATATGGAACTCAATTACAACACTGGCTTGCCTATTGGAGAGAGTTGATTGAACACGTGTATGGAGATACGATTCCAAAAGAGACAGTTGATTTCTTAGCATCATTAATGCTGCATAACTTTGGAGACCGTGCTGCTATATGCCCACAAGAATCAGAGTGGTTAGGCGAAACAGCTTTATATTCATTTCCAGGTACAGACACATTGGCCGGTGCCTATCAAGCATGGGAAAACTCAGGAAGGAAACCAGGTGTGGCGGTAACGGTAAAAGCATTAGCACACAGAAACGTTCAGTCATTTGAAACACAAGGTGGTTGTTTCCGTGCTTTATATGATTCAATGAAACCAGGAGATATTGCCTCATTCGTTGCTGACTGTTATGATTATTGGACTGCCTGTGAAGGTGATGGAACAGGAACCGATGATAGTTTATTGGCTCTTGCTTTAGAATCAAAAAGAACTGGTAATGGTAAAGTTGTAGTAGCAAGACCGGATTCAGGAATTGCAGTTGAACAGGTTCTTTGGGTTTGTCGTTTGGCATTGAAACATGGTTTATATACCGAAGAGGTAATCAATGGAAGAACTTGGAGATTAGGAACCACATTAAAATTCATTGAAGGTGATGGAATGACATGGGAAGAGATGAAGGCAATTAATAAAGCCTTATTAGAACAGGGTTTTTTGCCTTGGGCCTGGGGTTTATATGGTGTAGGAGGTGGTTTAAGAAATAAGATTGCCCGTGATAACACATCCGCTAAATACGCATTGGATGCAGTAGGAAATGAACAAAGACCGGTGGTTAAATTCTCAGAAACTTTGGGTAAAACCACATTGCCTGGCCCATTTAAATTGCTGAGAAGTAAAGATGCTTTGGATGCGAAGAAAACAATTGCCTTTGCAGACGAAGAAGGAGAGGATGCATTGATTGAATATTTCAATGGGTTGAGAAAATTCAAACCATTTGGTATTGGCCAGGATGATGATTTCAATGACATCAAAGAAAGACAGGCAGAGCAAATGAGAAGCATGCCATTAACTTTATCAACAGCAAGGAACCATAATTATCCTGCGACAGCTAAAGTAAAAGCAGTACGTATTCAATTATTGAAAAAATATGCGCCTAAGAAATTGGCACAAAACTACGAATAATGAAAAAAGTATTAAACTATCTCAATCAGTTAGTCAGCACTGCAAGTCCTGATAATTACAGCAACGTATCCTTTAATTCCTATTTAAGAGAGCTAGCAACAATTTCAGATAAAATACTTGAAGAAAGAGAAGAGCTAAAGACAATAATTCTTGCTATGTCTGATGGGCCTGAGAAACAAAAATTGTTAGAAAAAATTCTTTAAAACAATAAACATGAAAGAGGTATTAATAAAAATCAATACACTAATTTATAATGTTGACCCGGACTCCTATATTAGTGTTAGCACATATTTGGAAGAGTTGACTTCTTTGTCTAATACCGCTTTGGAAGCACACCAAAGGTTAAAAGATAAAGTAGCAGCATTCCCAGATACCAATGAAAAAATTAGGTTGGTTGGAATTACTTTAAAAAGATTATATGGTAGGAGGTTTTTATTGTCCCAAATGTGAAAAATTTAATGCGTGTTGCTGTGAATCTTGCAGTAAAGAAGAAACAACAGCAAAGAGGGTTAGTTGGGAATCAAATGGCGAGATAATGATTTGTGGTTATTGTAATGAGCATTTTAGTCCTGACCAATCATTAGACATGGAGTTCAAATTACGTTCAAACCCTAAAACAAATAATGATGTGTAAACTTGTATCGGTCGATTACTATAAAGAATTAGCAAATTCGATTATCCATAATGTTTTATGGAGCCAACCAACCGCTCCATGTGATATGAAACGAACAGTGTTCTCCGATAAAGAGATATGGATTGAGTTTAAAGAATCATTACGTGGTAAACATTTATTTGTTATTGGTGAGATAAGCCAACACCTAACTGAGACTCTTCTTATAATCGACGCAGCCAGGCGTAGCTCAGTAAAGGAAATCACATTAATACTTCCTTATTACGGCTACTCAAGGCAAGATAAACGCGAAGGAAAGCGGGGTTGTATTGGTTCTAGTATGCTTGCCCGTACATTGGAGTTTAATGGCGTTAACAGAGTGGTTACAATTGATTTACATGCTGACCAAACACAAGGGTGTTTCTTTATTCCTTTTGACCATTTGGATAGCAGAGTGTTATTTGTTCCAAAGATTAAAGAGCTGATGAAAGAAACCCCTGGTAACTATATTCTTTGCGCTCCAGATGCAGGTGGAATTAAAAGAGTTGAGAAATATTCTGAGTCATTAAGACTGCCAATGGTTAATATCAATAAGAAAAGAGATAAACCAGGTTCTATTGGTTCAATGCAGTTGTTTGGAGATGTAAAGGATATGGATGTGATACTAGTAGATGATATCTTTGATTCAGGTGGTACTGTTATTAAGGCGAATGAGTTGTTAAAAGAAAACGGAGCAAGAAATATTTATAACTTCATTACCCATCCTATTATCAGTAAGCCCGCAAACATAGCTTTAATGCTTAGGAAAGGGTTTCATCTAATAACTTCAAACACAATACCAAACGTATTAGCTTATCCAGCTATTGAGTATGTTGATTGCAGCGAAGCTATAAGTAATATTATTATCGAAATAATGAACGAAGGTTCAGTAATGAAACTAAATGAGAAAGCCGACCAGTATTAAAGAATTACAAAAAAAGTTAAAAGAAGGTGAGAGCAAGAACGAAGGTATAGTTTCAATGGAATTTAAATGGCTACTATCTGCCTGCACAAAGAATTGCTACGTTACGATTGATTTAAACCATTTTGTTTCTCAGAATATTTCAAAATATGGAAATATATTAACTAAAAACATTATTTTAGAAAATGGTAAAACTTATTATTCAGGAGAAAGATTTACTACTGCAGTAATAAGAGAATCTGAGTATAGTGTACTAAAACTTACAACAAAAGTATTTCAACCAAATACAGTAGTGTTTTCTTCTGACATAGGAACAGTGTTTGGTGTCTGTACTCGCTCTTTTGTTTTTATAGACCAGGGTTCTGAACTATTTAGAGATTTTGATGTTTTCCCAATTTTATCTGTAATGAATGGTTTATTGAAGGCTGAAGACCATAAAAGTTTTTTAGTTAATAATAAAAATGCACAAATAGCAAGACTACTTTTCAATACCAAAAACATATAAAAAATATTAAAGTTTTATTTTGTTTTTATTATAGTCCTACATAATTTTATTTAAGAGAAAGAATTGATATAGTGGAACATTTAAAATATATCAATCGTGTCGAAACCCAAATACAGCATTTCTTTCTCAGAATATTCCAGTTACCTACAATGTCCGCATAAATGGTACCTATCAAGCGTACTAAAAATGCCTTCTGAGCAAAATGAGGAATTAATCTTTGGTAGTACAATCCACAAAACAATAGAAGATTTAATTGCTAAACCTACTTTAAGGAAAAGAATATTTCTGCCTGGTATTATCAAAGACAATCTTAAAAAAGAACTAGCAAGAGTCACAGATGTAAATTTTCTTTCAAAATTTAGTAACTCAGCATTAGGATATGTTTTGGTAAAACAAGGAGAAGAACTAATTACCAAATTAGATTTCTTTAATACTTTCAAAGATTATGAGATTGTTGATGTGGAGTATAAACTTGATGGGTTTAAATTAATCGAATTTGAAGACATGGAATTTGTCTTTAAAGGTTATATTGATTTAATACTTAGACACAAAGAGACAGGAATGTATTTATTTGTGGATTGGAAAACTTCAAGGAAAGGATGGGATATAGAAAAGAAATTAAAAGATAATGGCGATTTTTTTGCCCAATTAGGTTTTTATAAATACTTCTATTGCTTAAAGAATAATATACCTTTCAATAAGATTGAGGTGAAGTTTTATAATTTGCCAAGAGAAGAACCGGATGCACAAAATTTTTATAAAGGCATATTGACTGAGGAATATGTCAAGTTTTTATATGAGAAACTTACCAACGTGTGTACTGACATTTATAAAAAGAATTTTATGGAATTAGATAAAGCTAAGCATACCACAAAAAAGAACTTCTGTCATAGATGTAATTTTAACACAGAGGCTTTATGTAACGGCCACGATGATTATCAAATAATAATTTAAAAAACAAACAGATATGGCACAAAACAAAGTAATGTATTCAAGATGGATTAAAAGAGGTACCACTACATTTATTCCTACCGATAATTCAGAGGTTGTAGATAAACTAGATGCAGGCTTTTATGATTTAAGAGTATCCCAGGAGATAGGGTTCTATATGTTTAAAAAAACTATGCATTTGGATGAATTGTTAGATTTACCATCATCGCAACATATTGAGGTGTTAGATTCAATAAAGAAGTTTTGGGGCAGAAAAGATAAATTTAAAGAGTATGGATTTGCTTTCAAACGTGGTATTTTATTGCATGGTAAACCTGGTTGTGGTAAAACTGGAATCATCAATTTAACAGTTAAACACGTAATCGATGAATTAAAAGGAGTTATCTTGTCTTTACAAAGTCCAAGTGATTTAGAATTATATGCAAAGTTTATTCCTGAAGTAGTAAGAACTATTGAACCAGAACGTCCATTGATTGTTATTTTTGAGGATATTGAAAATCTATGCCGTCATTCGGATACAGAGAGCCAATTGCTCAATGTGTTGGATGGTTTGGACCAATTGGATAATGTGGTTTATATTGCTACCACCAACTATATTGAAAACTTAAAGGAAAGGATTATCAACCGCCCATCTAGGTTTGACCGTCGTATATATGTACCATTCCTTACTCCTGATGCTCGTAAATTTTACTTTGAGAAAAAACTTAAGCCAGAAGATTTAGCAACTATTGATATTAATCGTTGGGTTATAGATACTGAGGGTTTATCTGTTGCACATCTGGGTGAATTAGTAAAATGTGTATTTATCTTTGGTAACACTTATGCTGAGAGCCTTGAGATTATTAAAAAACTTAACGAGATTAAGACTTTACACAGTAGTAAATATGAGAAAGATACATCCGAATCTATAGGGTTTCAATACAAAAATAAAGTTTATGTTGAGAGCCAGTACTTTAAAGAGCGCACGCCAGATAATTATCCACAAGAAGATTGCGATGAGCAATAAAGTTACTAATATACTTTAAGAGGTTACCAAGGTGTAACCTTTTTTTATCTTCCAGATTTGTTATTTGATTAATAACATTATAAATTTATTTCAATTATTAAAAGAACAGTCATAAAATGAGACCACAAGTAGCAATATTTCTCGATTAAAGTAAATATTTACAAATAAACCAAATAATGGATTATGAAAAGGTTTATTTTAGTCTAATAAATAGTAGAAAAAATTTTAATAGAGAAAAAAATGTTATTTATGAAAGACATCATATTTTACCAAAATGTCTTGGTGGTAAAGACATCAGATGAAACAAAATTAAAACTTTCTAAAATAAACACAGGAAGAAAACATTCAGAAGAGACCAAACAAAAAATTAGAAACTTTAGAATTAATAACAAATGAATAAAAGAGCTTCTGTTGCAATTTTTTTAGATTACACAATTAGAATTCCTAATTTCCAGCAAACCTACTTATCTTTTAAAGATTCATTATTTAAAGATAATATGGGATTAGAGTCAGACAAGAAGTCAGCAAAACTTCCAGACCCCATAAGATTTTTTTGGCAGAAGGAGTTAGAGAAGGTTGAGGTGATGAACTTTTATATTTCAAAAGTAGTTGATAATATTAAAGACTATGAAGTAAAAGGTAACTTCAAACAATACTTTTTTAATGATGAACATTACAAAAGGTTTTTAGAAGAATATTCATTTAATCTTTACTCTGATGCAGAAATCACTACAAAGAAAGATATTGCGATAATTAATACTTGTCAGACAATGTTATTCGATGTAGTTTTGTTTGACAGAGTAACAAACTCAAGAAAGGTACCAAACACTTTTCATTTTTTAGCAAAACATTCCTTATTTATTAAGGCTGTAAATTTTATAGGTTTAAATGACAAAATTAAAGAAGAAGATTTTATCGGAATCTGGGAACCAGAAAAAAATTCCGCGCAATCCAACAAAGAAGATTCCAAAATCTTCCTAGAATGGTTGAAAGACCTCGAAACTAAATTCAAAGCATCCGCAAGTGATACGAAATAAAGCATACGTGCTTTTATTTTCGTCTTGTATAAATCTAATGAATGGCAAAAGGAAAGAGTAAAATAATTCCCGATGAAGTAAATAAAAATATTATCAAATATGCTTTTTATATCTATAATGAATACATCGAAAAAAGTACTTTAACAAAATATAATTTATCTCATGCATCTTTTTTAGAAATAATATATAGGACCGCCTGTGATAATTACACTGCAAAAGGTAATTTTGAGTTATACAAAGATGAGATAGCAGGAGCATATGAATTACTTAGAGTAGCAGAAGAAACTTATACCAGGTTTAATAAAGGTGAAATAGTTTTAATAGGAATTGATAAACACGACCTATTACAATTTAACTTAGAACCGTCAAAAAGTATTTCATATGACAAAACAAAAAAGAGTTGGGTAGTTGATGAACAAGACACCTCAGAAAACAATAATCAAGAAACAAAATAAAAATTAAATCAATGGGTTCAGTATTTGAAGAGAAATTAAAGAAAGGGTTTAAAGACAGGTACATACAAAATATGCCTGAGGATAAAAAGAAAGAGTATCGTGCTAGAAAGTTTGATGAGTTTTTTGAAACTCTATCTACCAAAAAGAATAGATATTTGCTATTTTGCCCCGATATAGTGGTAGTGAATGATGTGGTAAGGATTATATATGACTTAGCATTAGAAGCGAAGGAGAACGGTTATAATGTAACTGTACTGCATGAAATCAATGGGTTTAAATGTAAATGGTTAACTGACTACGATAGTAAATATAAATCAGTGAACATTGAATATATTATCACTAAAAAAAGTGCTAAGTCAAAGAAAGAATCTCAAAGATATTCCTTTATTCCAACTGATACTTTAATAGTTCCTGATATGTTTCAAGACATATTTGATAACATTAATGAGGTAAAACTTATCCAGAAAATTCTATTGGTTACTGGATATGCAGGCTTAGGAGCATTAGCGCCAGGAGCTACCTATAAACAATTAGGAGTAGAACGTTGTATCTTTTTGGGAAAGAAATTAAAAGATGACTACGAAAAAGTATTCCCTAATTTAGTAGGTAATTATCTTATGGATTATAAAATAGATACTAAATTGTTTGATAAAACTATTGTTAACACCAAAGAGATTTATCCAGTAATTTGTATCTCAAATATTGGTAACACCAAACTTTCTCAGCAAGTAGTTAATATTTTTTATAACCTATACCCTAACTTAAATGTGTTTAGTTTTAAATTAATTGCTAGAGATAGCTATGAGGATTATGTTAACTCACTTGCCCATAGTTGTTTGTTTGTTAATTTAGACGACAACCTTGGTTTTAAAAAATCTTTAATTGAAAGTATTAACATGGGAGTTCCTGTGACTACTTTCAATAGAAGAGAGTTAGAAGATGATACTGATTTGGTTGAGTTCACAGTAGTCTTTGATAGAGACGCCTTTTCAATAGCTAAATTTTTAAGCCAGTTCTGTGCTTATTGGTTAAGCAATAGTAGTACAATAGCATTAGATGAGGTAAGAGCTCTTGCAAGTAAACTTCAAATAGAGGAAACTTACAAAGTTGACAAATATAATGAGAGTGTTAAATCTATTTTCACATCATTGCAGGAGGAGAGAGTAAAGTACTTCCTATCTATCAAACAAACAATGGAAAAGAGTGAGTTGAATGATACCGAAGTCAAACAATAATTTCCATGAGATTCAATTAGAAGAGTTTACGGATAAGGTTGGTGAAGCTATGTTTGAACAAGCTACAGACCTTATCCATTTAACCTTCTCCTATGTTAAGCCTCCCAGCATTAGAGTTGATTTTATTATCTATCACACAGAATTGGATGACAGTTTCCAAATATATATGAAAGATACACAAGAGCTGGTATTAGTATTTGAGAAAAATTTTACAGGCCAACATTTTATTAAACCTTTTAAGTTAATAAAAGATTTGGGTTCAAAGTTTGTAAAAGAAATTGATTCTAAAGGATTAGAGTATGATGATAATATTATTTTTGAATTAAAGAGTATCCATTCTCTAAAGGACGAGGATAGATTGAGTGATTACCTATACTATATGTCTTTATTATTCGTGGACCAATTAAACTTGTCTATCAATAAAACTAAACTTATATTTTTTAACAACGAAACGATATTAATTGATGGAGCAAAGGAAGAATATATTGACGTTGATTTAAATACAACAAATATGATTTATTTGATTACCATTTTAACAAAAGAAAATTATGTTAAAATAGTTAAAATAGATGAGAATAACAACCAGCAAGAACTTATTATTGATTTATATGATTTCTTTTTAAAACGTAAGATTAATGGATAAAGTTCTTCCTGCAAAAGTTGGGTTTTCGAAAGGAAACTTTTATTATTTCCTTACTTTATTAAAGTCAAGATTAGAGGTAGAGAATCCTTCTATCAAGTTGTTAAATTGCGAATACATTGCAGGAATAAACTTTGATTTAAATTCTTCAATGACTAATATCAAAGTACTTAAACAAGATATTAAATTTAGTGGGTTAAGTACTGCGTTGATGTTAAAATCAATGTACGAAATATGTTTTGAAGAAAATATTAGGTATATTTATATCGGTGAATCAGAAGTGATAAATAATTTTTTTAAAGAGTTCTATAATTTACTTATAAAATATAATGAATCTTTAAAAAACATATTTATGATAGAAGAGGTAGACAATACAAAAAGAGAAATACATATAGATAAATCAAGTATATTTTTTGTTCCTGAAAGTTCTTTTGATATTATTAGATACACAAAAGATGAGGAATTCACATATACAAAAACAAAAGTGATATTTGATGCGCATATAAAGAATCCAGAAAAATTAATATCATTTATTAAATCTTATGTTATAGCAGAGGAGTATGAGTTAATAATTACTTTACAAGAAAATAACAATTTAGATTTTTTAAAAAAATTAGCAAAAAAAGAAATTAAAACAACAGAAATAACTTATTCACAACCTAAAATAGTAATTTAAAATGGAAAACATTTTATATGTAATAACAAGAAAAACAGGAGAAACAGCAAATCAAGCAACAACAGATTCTGTATTAGATAATATCAAAGACACTACAGACAAAATGATGGTTTGTGAGTTTGATAATTTTGATAAAAAAGATTTGTTTTATGAGTTGTTAATAAAAAACATCACACCAGAAAATATTGGTTATGTTTGTATTGTTCCAAATAACTCTATGTTGGATATCAATTATGGTAAACTAATTAAAGAATATATAGACGATTCTAAAAAGAAAGTATATCTTCCATTGGTTTTACTTAACGACGAAAACATCAAAGGTGTTTTAAATTCTTGTATATGGAAATACAACGATGAGGCTGATTATGGTACATTGGGTTCTCAGTTGGCATTAAAACAAATTGATACCACATTATATGGTGCATTGGTACCTATCGAACTATTGCTTAACAAGGAATTTTATAATGATAGTATTCAATACTATCAGCAATTCCATATTCTTAATAGCATTGCTGTAGATGGAGAAAAAAATGACTCCCATGAGATAGTAGGAGTACCAAAAATATTATTTATTCTGAACGAAGATTTATCTTTCAAAGATGTTCCTGAGGCTGTTAAAATAGAGAACTACAAAAGGGCAGCAGAGAAATGGAGAAACAAAGAAGCAACTTTTACAATCACAAGTTAATAATTATTTATGGTAAATGGCAAAAAAGGAAAAGAGTTATTTAGATTACATTTTAGACAATCAGCTAAATGTAAAGAAGAGAGGTGTATACTTTGGTAGTGTTCAAGAAGAAGCAATTGTAACGTTTAATTCGCCTGAGACATCTGCGTTAGAAAAGACAAAATTATATTACGATGTAATTGAACCAGCTTTTAGAAGAGCAATAGATGGAGTTTTGGAAATGCCCAAATTCCATTTTTTGGGAAAGATTAATAGAGTGGATTTAGTTGAAGCTACATATAGTAGAATGATTGAAAAGATTCACAAGTTTAAACCTGGGATGATTAGTGCGAAAAGTGGGTTGCCAGTTAAAGCCTATTCCTATTTTTCAACAGTAGCAAAGAATTATATATTAGAGTACAAAACAAGATTTGAGAAAATACAAGAGCATAAGGCTGACGTAGAGACCTCAATTGACCTGTCTATATTATCAGAAGATACACTTCAAAAATTATCTAACCAAGATAAAAACGATGTGAATTTTGATGGATATGAACAGGTTTTTAATGAAACCAAGAAAAAGATTTTAAAGAAGATTGAGGAAATCATTATAGCAGAAGAAGAGAAGGAAGATAAAAAAGATGAGGATGTACTTAAAATCGGTTACATCTTAAAATATTTAATCAATAAATGGGAGAAGATAGAATTCATGAAGAAAAACGAATTCATGAGAATATTGACTCTTTATACTGGTTTAAAACAGCAAAAGGTTTCTTTATTGTTTAAAAGATTTAAGGTTGCTATATTGTCTGAGTTAAATGTTAATGGCGCTGAGAAGATTAGATTTGGAGGAAAAGATGAGGATGATGAGGATGATGATTTATCAGAAGACCCAGATACTATAAAAGATATTGATGATACTGAGATTGATGATAGTTTACCAATAGAAGAACAAGAGATAGACCCTGAAATTGAAAAAGAAAGAAAAAGAAAAGAAAGGATTAAAAAAATTAATACCACAGAAGATTTCGAATCATATATGGAATATGAGAAGAACGAAAAATTTAAAGAAGAATGGCAGGCAGCAAGAAAAGCGAAAAGTACTCAGCAAAAGTAACTGAGGATACTTTAAACGTATTGTTCAAAGAGTTAGTTGATGGTTGTCGTGATGACCTTAGTGAGGCTCAAGTCAATGTTGACCTATACTTTAATGAAATAACAGCACCTGGAACTGATGGTAAGGCCATGTATGGGTCTTTATATAATGATTCTTTAAAGATTAAAGGAAGCGTAAGAACTAGACAACTTCAATTATTGTCATTGTTTAAAGAAAGAGTTACTACGAAAGAGAAAGTGGAATTGGATGCCAACAAAGGTAAAACAAATAAAGATTCATTATCTCCAGAAAGAATGAATGATTTATTAAACGATATGGAGTTTAGCCAAAAATTACTAAACGCCGAGGTTGAAATAACAAATATTACTCCAGCAGCACCAATAGATATTACTGAATCTTTAGAAGGAGTTACTTTAAAGAAAGACGACCCTGAGGATACAGATTATTTAGAAGGAGATGAGGATTTTGATGAGAACGAACCTGAAGATGTGATGGAAGATGACGATGATGATTTCTAAAATACTTAAATGACAAGAGAAGAATTATTACAAAGATATGATTTCACAACCAAAGAGGCTGAGAAGAAAAAATTTGAGGTTGAGAAAGTGTTAAGGGAACTTGAGGTGCTTTGTAGGGAATTACTTGATTTAGAAGAAAAATTAAAAGAAAATGAAGTCAAGGATATCAGCGTCTAATATAGAAGATGCTTCACAAGGAAAATTAATCAATCAGATATTTTCTGAAAAGAGTGAGTATTCAAGAATATTCTATTATGCCCAAGTGATTAAAAATGTCGACCCTTCTAATTCAAATAGAATCAAAGTAAGAATTCCAGTACTAGATGATATTTTTTATATTGATAAAACAAAAGAGGAAGGAGATGCTACTTTACCATGGTGCTTACCTGAAAGCGTTCATTTTTTAGAAACTCCAGAAAATAATCAAATAGTTATTGTTGCTTTATTTGACCCTAAGATACCATATTTTGGTAGAATGTTTTTTGATAGTATTACTGGATTAAGCGCAACAGATTTGTTTAACAAACTATCTCCAGAAGACCAATTGCTAAGTAATTGGTTAAATGCTGATGCTGCCTTAGATATAAACAACCCAAAACCAAAGAAATATAATGAGTTTGATACTTCAAATAGTACCAAATTCGATGTAGGGGTAAGAGGTAAAGGAAAAAACAAATTACATTTTAAAGATACTACAACTCTATTAACGCAAAATTATGAGGATACAAGTAATGAATCCCATTTAGAGTTAGATACTACTTCTACTCTTGAGGCAGCGGTAGACCTTAATTTATTATCAAAGCAAGGAGTAGATGAAAGGTACCATGTTTTATTTGATACCAAAGTATTTGACTATTTTGAGAAACAGAATGCTTTTTATAGTAAAATAATAAAACTATTACTAACTAAACCAGCTATATCTCCTGTTGGCCCGTGTACTGGAGCACCAGGAGCACAAGATTTGGTATATCAACTTAAGAATTTAAAGGCAGACTTAAAGAAATTACGTGCTGAGGGCTCTAGTAAAAAAATTGTCATTAACTAACCTTATTTAAAGTTAAATAGTTTTAATGCTTGAGTTCACTTTGATTACCTATATTTACGGTTTGTTTGACCCAAGAACAGGTACCATTAGATATATTGGCAAGTCAAACAAACCAAAGGAAAGATTAAAAAATGGTCATTTGCTTAGTAAACGTAAAACTCATAAAACATCTTGGATACTAAATTTAAAAAAAGAAGGATTAACACCAACTCTTGAAATACTTGATATAGTTAAACTATCAGAATGGTCATTTTGGGAACAATATTATATTAGTTTGTATAAAAGTTGGGGTTTTGAACTGACTAATTTAACTCCTGGAGGAGATGGAATTACTTATTATACAAAAGAAGTTTTAGATAAAATGAGTAAAGCACAAAAAGGAATTAAAAAACCAGAAGAATTTAAAAAGAAAATAAGTATGAGTGCTTGGAATACAAAATCAGTTTTGCAATATTCAATTGAAGGAAACTTTATAAAAGAATGGAGAACAGTTACGGAAGCAAATAAAAACTATAAAGTAAAATCAATTGGTTCAACTTGTAGAGGATTACAAAGAATATCTGCTGGATATATTTGGCATTACAAAACAAAAGATTATCCAATGAAAATACAAGTAAGAAAAAGAAAAAATTCTAAGACTAATACAAACAACTTTAATAAATGTTAAACTCCGCCTCATTAGTTTTCCCCTTTCATGAGGATTACGAAAATTCTTGCTTAAAGAGAGCAACTACGATTGAATCCACAATATTATCCGCTGTTAGACTTTTTCTTATTACCCGTAAAGGTTCCCGTTTAGGCAATTCTATTGGGTCTATATTGCCTGAGTTATTATTTAATTTAATATCTTTTCAAAGATTAGGTACTATAGGTAATCAAATTAAGGCAGAACTAACACAACAGTTCCCAGGAATAAATTTTATAGATGTAAGTTTAAGTTTACAAAGGAATGAGACTGTTGATGTGATAGTGAAAATCAAATTAACTATTCCAACCCAAGATAATATAATAGAGCTAACTGAGGTATTACCAACTATCTTCTCAGAAGCTAATTTAGCAACAATTAACGTAACCGACTTATAATGGCAGCACCACTTATCAATTATTTTAGCAGAGATTTTAACACATTAAAGTCTGA